AATAACGCTTGCAGAGTTCTAGTTCCTCGCCAAACGATCGATGCTCAAACGGCGTGGCCTGTTCGCCGACCTCAAGCTGAATCAACGCAAAATCAACACTATAAGTGTCACTTAGAGGCATCTGCAAATACACTTGAAGAGAATCGTTTCCGTTGGAGCCAAGCGTTTTGCCATTGATGCTATCGACATCAAAGGTATAGGTGATGCGCTGCCAAGACGTAGTTAAGTCAGCAATCTTAGTTGAATTTTCAACAACGACACCTGAACTGGGACTTCCTCCAGAACCAAAATACTGGAATATATAGGTCTTGAGTTCGAGTGCCTTACTTGCCTTTGCGTACAAAGACAGCGTTACTGTTTGCCCAGCCAGTGAACGAACACCTTCAATGTTCTGCTGAATATTGGGCATGTAATTTGTAGACTGTGTGGTTACGTTATGGCGAAAGTAAAACTTTGGCTCTCTCGGAACATCTGTTTGCCCTAGCGTAAAAGATTGCTGAGACATAGTTGCCGCACCATTATGAAAAGCTGCCGCCCAACGGTCTGCGGTTTGATACCCACCAGACGTAGACGAGGTTCCGCGTTGCCAAATTTGAAAGTCACCGTTGATAATGCGGTTACGCCGCCCATGCACAGCGGTATCTTCAAGGCTGTCATTTCTGATTTTGCTGAGTGCCATGAGCGGTGTCCTTTAATTATATGTCTTGCGAATCTACGAATGTCTCGTAGGCAGACTTGATCGTGCTAGTCCAAACGGCATTACAGACGGCCTGTACAGATGCGTCTTCACCGCTGATGTCTGTATCACCCCAAGTATCGCCAGTCTTGGTGCGGCATTGCAGAACGTGTCGGTGGTATGTGCGGCTGATCTCGTCGCCGTCATCCTTCACGATGGTTGCCTTGCGAACCTGTACAGCCTTGTACGGACCACGAACTTCACAATCGTATTCAAACTCTTTTGTCAGTGCCATTTTTATCTCCTTCTGTGTTTATCGTCGCATGGCTGCGACCTGTCCAACCCCTACCGGCTGGTGGGGTTATTCTGTGTCAAATGACATGCTTACTGCAAAATCAGTGTTGTTTTGAACGTGACCCGCATTCACATGAGTTACAGAACCACTACCTGCCATTACATATGGCCGGATAGTAGCGTCCCCCGGTGAGAGCAGTAGCATAGTCATATAGTTGCCATCTAATGCGCCTGTGCTTACGGTTGTGTTCATCCAGATAGAACCAGAGTGATAACGATTGCTGACACTGGCTGGGGTATACGGAAGTCCGCTAAAGCGCATATCTCCAGACGCTGTACCCTTCGTGCCAATCTTTATATAAAAATTAAGATGAACACGGTTGCCAATTTTTGTGTAACTCCCCACAGCCGCACCTACGGACAGCGTTCCATTACCGTTAGTGAATGAAAAAGATGGCGTATAGGAGCCTTGCTCATAGTCATCCAGCGCATTCGCCGCCGCCGTGTCGGTATTAAACTTTAGGCCGTCAGCGTCAATCATTCCGAAACGAGTAGCGGCATTGCCAGCAAAAACGACGCCTTTGCCGGATGTCTCTGCACGAATAACCATATCGCCATCAGCGCCGCCTGAAACCAGAGTAGCACCGTCATCTAGCCCGATAAGGCCAGTTAGTGAGCCTGAATCCGCAAAACGAATAAAATTAGCCGATGCACGGTCTATTTGCAAAATAGCAGACGGGCTGGCAGTACCCACGCCTACTCGATTGTTAGTCGCATCAACATGCAGCGTGTTGGTATCGAAAGACACATCCCCGCCAATGCCGCCTGAAAACTGAACCTCTCCAGCAAAATCACCACCACTCGCCGCCGATACCGTGTCAGATACCGAGAAGATGCCATACGCGACGATCTCAACAAGGTCGCCCGTGGTTGCGCCACTCACCAGTGTCACAGAGGTTTTAGTCGTAGCCGTATAGTCGGTAGTATCCTGTAGGATCACACCGTTCAGGTAAACATCCACATAACGCCCGTCCTGATAAGCAAGGGTTTTGCCATTCAGATCCGACCCGCTAAACAGGGTTTGACCGGAGGTCGCCGTATAATAGAAGCGATCTCGGACGTTATTCTTGGGGCTGTTACCAATATAAGGCATTAGTCTGCATCCTGTATGGTTAGATCACCAGCCGCTACTTGGCGCATGATTTCATTATAGTGGCGATTACCTGAATCAAGCGGCACTGTTATTTTTTGCCCATCAAGTACAATATCTATGCTTTCGTTCACGCCGTCGCGCTGTTTGTATTGAGCCGATGTAATGTTCATGTTTACTGACATCTACAACTCCGCATCCGCTTCAACCCCACAAAGGTATCCAGCCCCAGTTGTCATTCCGCTAGAGGCAAAGTTTGAAAATCCATTTTGACCAATCAAACTCGCACTAGTCGCATTAGCGTGATCCCCTGATCTCATCCTATGAACGCGCCCAGAATTACCTGCGTTATCATAGATTGTAATAGAGGGTGCGGCTCTCATTATGGTCGGGAACTGAAAAGGCACAGCAGCTTCCGCAGCATCAAAAGCAATGCCACATGGGCCACCACTAAGTGATGCACCGGGATTGTTGTAGTTATTAGTGAAATAAAATCTCTGGCACCGCGCAAGCTCATACTCAAATGTTCTATTTTCGATATCTGAAGCTACTGTTCCAATTTCAAGCTGAACATCCCGAACCTCATAATAATAGCTGTTTGAGCTATTCGCGCCATCCTCAACCACAAACTCAACGCGGAAACCATTCGCGCTATCTGAACTTGATGTCAGGGTTAAAGACTGTGTGAATGTTTGAAAAGATGTCGTCAGCGTTCTTGTTACGTCACTGTTCTGAACGACGTTGTCATCACGCGGAGTTTGGTTGGTTTGCGTTGCGATCCTTGACACAAAAGTCGCATCAAAGTCTGCGTGTTTCCGCGCTTGAAACGACAAGGTCACGGTCTTCCCACGACAAAAATCCAGTACACTGGTTTCCAGCATCTGTGTCAGATACATTCGCCCTGACGCAGTTCCAGATCGTCTTACCCGAATGAAAGGCGTTCCATCTGAAGTATTGGTAAACTGGCGAGTGTAGAAAACATCTTCACTGCCATTTGTGCCGGAATGCCACCTATCACAAACATACTTATTTGAGTTATTTGATGTAATGCTGTTTCCGCGTTGCCAAACAAGGAATTGTCCATTTAGCAGAAGATTTCTTTCGCCATCAATGGATGTGCTGTTGATAGTCTCAACAGGACTCAGGTTCAGATTACCATCGGTATTGAACAGATCAGCTAATGTACGGGCGCGGCTCATTCGTTAATCCTTTATGCTGTCGTATAGTAAGTGCCACCGATAGCGACATTAGAGGTGTCTAATAGATGAGTATTAGTTAAAACCGCTTCATTATTTCCATCCAAGAAACGCAGTTCAATACCCGCTGAATTGTTGTCGATTCTACCAATTACCACCTGCCCCCTCGTTACACTTGTAAAACCTGAATACCAGCAAGCCATAGGTACAATAGGCGTTCCTCCACCATTAGAGGTGAAAGGCATACCTGTAATGTTGGCGTTACCTGTGGATGAACCTTTTGCTGTGAGTGTAATTCGACACTGCACATGAACAAGATTGCCAATTTTTACATAATTACCCACTGTGTTTGAGTAGGTTGCGCCTGTGCTACTGCCCGTGTTGCTGCCAAAATTGATGTTTGCTGTCCAAGTGCCAAACTCATAATCGTCAAGAGCATTAGCACTGCCGGTTCCGCCGATGTACAGGTTGCCGCCAAGATAGAGATTGGCCCAGCGATTGTTTGATGCACCTAAGTCATTGCTGTTGTCAGCATCTGCTAAGTCTTCTCTAGGAGTTACCGCACCGTTGGCAAACCGCAATCCAGAGTGTCCGCTTTCACCATCAATGTAAAAGCCGCTAGACTGCGACCCTAATGCCCCAAACCGTGTACCGTCTTTCTGCACCTCAACTATGTCGCCGTGACTTGTCGCACGGTCTACAGTCAGAGCCGTTGCGCCATCGTCATCGACGGTCAGGCCGTCAGTAAATGTACCAACGGTAGCTGTTAACGGCTCATCAGTAGGGTGGCGAACACTTTGCACAGCCTTGCCGATAAAGACTGCGTAAAAGTCGTCTGTGGACTCGACGTTACCCGTCATAGTCAAAGCGGTGCCGTTTACCGTGTACGCTACTCCGGGTTCCTGTCGGACGTTGTTTACAAACAGTGCTACTTCCTGAGCGTTTGCTACAGGATGCGTCAGGGTATAGCTAGTGCCGCCATCGCCTGTAATCGTCTGCTTATCAAACGATGCGTAGTTCTCCGCAGGTATATTACCCAGATATGGCATCAGGTGATCTCCAGAATACTCATTACAACATCAACAGAGCTTGCTGTGTCGCTTTTAACTTTGATGCTGTCCGTTGGCTCCAGCACCACCTTTTGGTCGCCGCCAATCACGACTAGCGAACCACCACTAGGAATCGGTGCTTCCTTGATCAGGTAGGTGTCGTTAGACCCATCATTCAGCGTGGCATCCACAAGCACCTGACTAGAACTGGTGTTTGCAATGTCCAGCCCGATGACTGTGACCTCGGTAGAAGATGGAACGGCATATGACCCAACTTGGGTCAGCGAAGTGCCGATACTGCGAGATAGTTTACGTTTGAAATTATTTGGCATTGCTCATCACCCCAGTGCAATCGCGAGAGCAACTGCGGTTCCCGCTTCATCTACGCTTAGATTGGTTCGTGCGGCGGCGGCTGTACTAGCACCTGTGCCGCCATCAGCAACTGCTAGATCTGTGATACCAGAGACAGAACCTCCGGTGATGTTCGCGTTGGACATGCTCAGATTGTCACCAACGCTGTAAACGATAGCGCCGGATCCGCCACCATCGCAGTATACGATGGCCGACTGACCATTCGTTACGGTGACATTTGCTCCAGAACCCTGCGTTACCGTAATGTCGCGGCTACCGGACAAAGCGTTTTGGAAAAGAAAAAATGCGGCGGCAGTGTTAGGCGCAACCGTCAACGTGACTGTACCGCCGATGTCGCCACCATCAGCAAACTTGATAGCACGGAACATGCCGTCTTCAAGGTTGCTCGAGCCTTGAGAGGGGGAGGCTGGGCGTACCTGAAGTGTTTCGGTAGTGCTAGACAGCGTAACCGACTTGAACCCAGCTAGGCGATCAAAGATGTCAAAGTTGTGATTAGACGTAGTGCCCCAAGTACCGGACTGTTCACCAGTGGCCGGCTTCTCAATGGCAAAGTTTGTCGAAAACGTACTTGGCATTCATCTCTCCTAGGCTGCTATATCCGTCCAATTAGGGGACTGTGACGGAGTCACAGAAGACCACCCTGGTGATTGAGACGGTGACACCGCAGTCCAATTTGGAGTCTGGCTTGGGTCAATCTGTCCCCAAACAAATACAGTACCAAGTTGTCCTGTAGCGGAAACTCCACTAACCACAAAGTTAGCATCCGCTGCTACGGTTACATTACCAACATTTCCGGTTCCCTGCAATCCTGTAACCGAAACGGTCACTCGGACGCCCACGGCAACGTCGCCGACTTGACCAGTGGCGGCAGAACCAGTGACGCCTACGTCAGCGTTTGCCGCGACGGTTACAGAGCCTACACCGGTGGTGGCTTCAAGACCTGTTGCTGGAACTCCAGCATCACCTGTGATGCTAACAGAGCCTACTGCGCCAGTGCCGGCGGAGCCTGATGGCGAGACGTTTGCCTCACCCACCACGCTGACAGAGCCTGTTCCGCCTGTAGCGGCGACACCTGTAACAGCGACGTTAGCTGCGGCAACAACTGTCGGCGTGCCTACAGCTCCAGTAGCTTCAACACCTGTTGGAGAGATGTTTGCATCTGCGGAGACGGTTACAGAGCCAACACCGCCTGTGGCGGCAACACCGGACGGAGATACCACCGCTTCGGCAACTACGCTTACCGAACCTTCTGAACCTGTCGCAGAAAGCCCTGTAACTCCGGTGTTAGCGTCAGCGGAGACTGTAACGCTGCCAACACCTGTTGTAGCTGCCAAGCCTGTCGCGGGAACATTGGCAATCCCCGTAGCAGTAACAGTGCCAACACCGCCTGTGGCCGACACACCGGTGAGGGATACGGGAATGGCCTCATTCCACGCGCCCTCGCCCCATGTACCTCGACCCCAGCCAGTGATATTAGCCATGGCTGGCTCCGTTAGGCGATACGGATGATAGCGTTACTAGCGTCTGCCGTTGGGAACTGAATAGTGAAGTCACCAGCCGTAGACGTTTTGTCGCCGCCAAATGCCAGCACAACTACCGCGTCCGTAGTGCCGGACCCGCCACCTGTTGTGGTGTTGTAGATGATTGCGCCATTTGCCGTGATCGTTGCCGTAGAAAAGGTAAGATCGTTAAAGTCACCAAACGCTGTCGTACCACTCGTGGTCGGGTTCACACTGGTCAACGCGCTACCGCCGGCACTATAGCCTGTTCCAGACACCTCGTTAGAGGTGCTGTAATCAGTGGTGCTTGCGCCAAGAGTGGCTGACGAAGTAAACAACGCCAGCTTGAAAGTATGCCCAGAGGCAAGAAAGTTGTGCTTACCCTCAAGCAGTTCTTGCTTGAACGAGGTGCACATTGCTTGAGTAATAGCCATCTCACAGTCTCCTTATCGCTTCGGCTAAATCTTGATGTCCTGCATCCTTCAAAGCGTTATATACCGTAGTGCGATCACTACGAATAGCTTCTCTCATGTAAAACGCCACGACTCGCTGGATGTGTTGCTTAAAAGCGTTTGCTTGGTCGCGGATCCCTGGATGTGCACCGTCAGAAACCGAAATGATCTTTTCGACACATCGTTCTGCAACTTCTTCAGGCGTAAAACCACGCCCTTCAGTTGTTTGTACCGAAACCACAGGGGTGCTCGGCATATCAAACTTCATCTCAAACATTAGGTCTTCTCCCTGAGAACAAGACCTTCACGATAGGCATCCGTGATCTCCAGAGCCTCACCAAAGTTCTTGAGGCGCATCAACGCCTGCTGATACTGCTGGTTGTAGTTCTGGAGCACATCCGGCTCACCCTTCATGAAAGTATACGCTTGAATCAACGATCCGTACAGCAACGTCATCGGAGCGTTGGTACTCAGCCATGTCGTACCAGATCCTGCTTGTGCCGTAAGACTCGCTGGACGGTAGAGATAGTGAAGCTCAACCGCATAGTTTGCATCCGGTGTGGGCGCCACAAGGAAGTTACTGATGTCAAAAAACGCATAATATTTCGGCAGACCCGTAGTCGTGGGATCCGGCGTGTACTCTTGAAGGTAGTTCACATCCTTATACAGCAAGAAGTGCTTGTCGTTTCCGCTATCAAGCACGGAGAGCGAGTACGGCGCTAGGAAGTCAGACGGGCAGTTCAGGTACTGGTTCGACGCAGTCAGCGTAGCTGTCTGATTCCGGCGGAAGAAAGTCAGACCAACGCTTTTGAGAATCTGTTCTTCAGCCTCTATGATGAAGTTGTTCAGGTTATTGACGAATGTGGTTTCCTGATTCTCACAGTAATCCTGTATCGCCTGCTTCAATTCATTAAACGTAAAAGACATCTACACCACCACCGTAACGATACCGACTTGGCCGATCATCTGCGCCGTATCCACTGGCGGAAAGACGTTATTGCCGACTGGCACAAAAACATGACCCTTTCCTGTATCAGGTCTAGGGTCGCGGAGAGCTTGTGGATCAACGACTCTACGTCTCGGATCAAGCTGCGGATGTTTCGCTTCAAATTCATCAGAACCTACCTTCAGGCCGTTCCATTCTACCCGCATGTCACGAAGACGATAACGGAACCCAGACCTGTCTGAGAGTCCGTATGCGTCTTTGCCTGAAGCATAGTTACCCATTACACCCTCAAATACTGGATGTCAGGCTGTAGCTTCAGCGACACTCGATCTTCATCCTCATCAGCGGCTCGTTGGAACTCCTCTTCATATACTGTCTTCAATAGCTGCACGCGCTCTGGTGCCTTCTTCAGAGCGATGTAATACGCCATGCCGGCCACTGCACAAGGCAGGAATCGGAAAGGCAACTCAACATTGTTTACAAGCGCATCAGCGTCCTCAATACGCCGGATATAGTAGTACACGATCTGATCCGTGCTGTTTTCCGGTGTAGGCCACATCGTAATCTGCGGCTGTACCTGACGGTTGAAATAGTATTGTGACGGGCGCCCCTGAGTCGTCTTGTTAGGCACAGACAAGTAGTCGCCACGCCCAATCTTGCTCAGATCAAAGTCCGTATTGCTGCGGCGCACCACAACTTCCAACAGATCCACAACATCCGCGCCCAAGGTCTCCGTCGCCTGACCCTGAGTAAGCGTGATCGTAGCCTGCCGGACAGTCCAGAGATTGATCCCTCTGTTCGCCCAGTCGGCAAACATGAGATTCATTGAACGACGAGCTGTACGAGCGTCATACCCGCTGCGAACCTCTAGGCCACAACGCTCATATGCCTCTTCAATGATCTCACCTACATCAAGATCAAAATCCCTAGACCCGGACGTTGCCATTACTTCTTCCTTTTAACCATGCCGCCACGCATCATCTTCACGGGACGTTTTTTCGCGACCATGCCGCCACGCATCATTTTGACAGGGCGCTTCTTAGCAACCATGCCGCCGCCACGCATTTTACGCATAGGTTTTTTCTTCATCGTACTTTCTCCAAGATCGCCTTGCCGCGATGAGTCTGTTGTAATCTTCGGAGTCGTAGTTCTTGTAGTACCCTAGTTTTTCCAACCAAGCCGCAGCACTATCTAAGTGAGATAGACGCTGTATGAAAATCATCGTGTAGTCACCTGCCAAAAAAGCCAAGAGCCAGATATCTCTACCTTGATGAGCAAACATAGCGTTCAAAGCAAAACAATAGTGCTCTAACTCTTCATACGTTTGTTCGCTCTCCTCTCGAGCACAAATGACAACCTTATGTGAATCATCAAACTTATCTACTTCGTTAAAAACATCTTTCCAAAGTGGGATGTCTTGCCAAGTGACTTTCACCTCGTCATTGACCCAAGCCTGTTGAGCATATGGACAAAGCGGAAGACCATTTGTTTCTTGGCTGGGAATAGACAACTCTCCTGTTATCCATTCCTCTAGCATCAACTTCATTACACGCGACCTCTAGGCTTACGGCCAGGTACAGAACCCTGCATCATATTTCCAAGATTTTGAGCAAACAGCTGCGCTCTCTTCACATCTACATTGCCACCCATCTGATAGCCCATAGCCATGCCTTTGCGAGGACTGACCATGCCACCGCCCATGTAGCCCTTCTTGTCCTTCTTCATGCCTTTTTTCATGACTTCTTTCTCCTTCTGACCGCCTTAACGCGACGAGGTTTACCAGCCGGTTGCCCCAAACGCTTCTTCTGAGAAATCCTACTTCTTTTTTCCTTTGTGGACAATTCCTTAGACGTTTTGGGCGTCTTGGATGATATCCGCTTAGATGGGCGACAGTAAGGAACACCACGTTTTTCGCCCTTCTTCCTGCCGCACGGCTTGCCGGTACGGACATCCACCCACTTCTCTTTGAACCATCTCTTGAGGGACGCACCCTTCTTTGTCTTACGAACAGCCATCAGGATTGCTCCACAGAACCCTTGGTACGTTTACGTCTTTTGGGCAAGACGCATCCGCAACCTCTCGCCACTGCGGTGCCCTTGATCTGCTTGCCTCGAAACTTGCGTTTCGGCTTTGTCTCTGGAACTCGCATCAATAGGTCTTACCTTTGCGTTTAGAAGAGCCACTCTTTCTTTTAGACTTCTTACTCTTTCCTCCAGTTCCCCAGTTTTTGGCTCCCACCTTTCGGCATTTAGCAATCGCTCCCGAAGCATACGCCGATGGAAAAACCTTATATCTTGCTTTAACCTTTCGGTAACATGCATCTTTAGCCACTTTTGCCCCCTTAGTCGTTTGCTTGGCGGTAGAGCTGCGCGATATCGCCATTGCCTTTCTCCGCTAAAAACGCCTGCCACATGGGTTTGATCATCTCATAGTTAGAGGCGACCTTCTCTTTTACGACAGCAGTATCGGTCTTGAGTTCAACGATAGAAATACCTATCCAACCCAAAAACGCCAAAGTCGCACCACTAATAATTGTGCTTAAATTCTTCAACACCGCCACCTTTTCCTTGCCTGACAGATACGCTTATTAGGCGTCTTCCGGCAGTTGATATTATGCATCTTCATCTGCCCCTTTGAACGAGAGCAGTAGGAACTGCGGCGTTTCGCACGAGCCTTGCTCGGCTTTTTCTCCGTTACAGCCGTTTGGAGCTTGCTGCCTGGATTCTTACGGCGATATGCCTTGACTCCAGCCTTGGTCATTCCCGCCCCAGCTTTTGTGGGGCGGAAATTCTTTTTGTTGCGCTTCGGCATCTTTGCGGCTTTGCGAGCCATTACCCAAAGAACCCTGTGATTGAGGAAATGTTTGTCAGTGTGACATGACAGTCTTCCTCAAAAAGAATCCCATGGTCTGGGATGGTCACTTGCCGGTCATCAGACGTAGTGAACGCCATGCTCAACAGAGTCGTCCCAGATGCGCCGCCGTCTCTGACCACAACCGCAGGACTACCTGATGTTGCCGTCTTGACCACAAAGGACTTGAGCCGGCTTCTACCACCCAGCAGCGTGCCTGTTGAGGTGGCTGTCTTTGCTACGATTGTTCCTGCCATAACGGCCTCCTATTAGCTATCAGCGAATGGAGTAGCAATCGTGCCAGAACCAATAAGTACGCCTTGAACCATGTATTCTGCGGTAGCAAGCGCGGTAACCTGAACATACGAGTTCTTGTCACCACCTGTGGTGCTACCATTCAGGCTGATGACATCATTAGTCGCCGCCGGCTGGAAAGCCTTGATGGTGCCGTTGTTCACGCCCAGTACAATCGAACCGACATACTTGTCTGTACCATCAGTCTTGATGTCCAGATCAGTAGCATCAGTACCGATGAAGAACGTATAGGTCGCGCCAATCTCGTCTGATTTGATTGTAGGAAGAGTGACCGCACCATCTGCGTCATTGATCTCAATGACCTTACCTGCATGAGCAGCAACGGTGAGGGTGGTCTCTGCGGTGATGTTTACAACAGAGTTTGATCCAGCATTGAACATCCCTGCTTGGGATACAATAGGACCAGAGAAGGTAGTCCGAGCCATGTTTATCTCCTGTCGTGGCTAGTGTCAGATCCACTCTGGACCTGTCAGGATACGGACAGGATACACGAAAAAAGGCGGAGCCGCAAATTGTACGGCTCCGAGTTTAGGGAGGAATCTTACATCGGTAAGGTTTTACTAGCTTAACAGAAAAAAGGGCGACTCGAAAGCCGCCCTTCGCCTAGTTGGAGGACTAGGATTCTTATGCGCCCGGCGAACCGAATACGCAACGCGGATCGGAGAAGCCGAAGCTGTAACGCTCACGAGCCTTGAAGCGCATGTTGCCGGTGTCGAAGTCTGCTTCCATCTGAGTGGAAAGCGGCACACGCTCAAAGTGTACAAAACCACGAGGTGCATCGGTCAGGATGAAGAACGCATCCGTATCCGTGAGGAAGTCGTTGACGGCATAACCGTCAGGCAGCATCCCCATGGAGCGAATTGCGTTAACATCGTTGTCCGCAGTACCCACACGCAGGTTGGACACCATCAGACGCTCGGCGATGAACTGGAGCTGACGAGGAATCACCAGCTTAGTACCGCGAAGAGCGACCTTCAGGCCACGCTCATCAACGAACCCTGCGATGCTGATCAGAGCGTCCTCAAGCGAGGTCTCGTTCAGGTCAGCGGCAGTGGACGGCTCGTTAGCAAACGTACCACCGTTGGTCAGCGGGTGTGATGCATCACAAAGTGCTACACCGTCACCGCCGGCAGATGCACCAGCCGTAAACGCATTGTTGAGAATGCTGGCTGCTTTAACCTGCTTGGTGTGAGCCATTGAACGAGCAAGAGCACGAGTGTAGCGAGTGGAGAGACGGTCATAAAGATTGTCTTCCACGGCTTCTTCTGTGATCGAAAATGCCAGTGCAATGGTTTCGTGGTTGTACCGAGCAGTATACGCTTCGTTGGCATCGTCAAAATTGACGGCGGAACCTTCCGACTTAGTCGGAGCGGCGCCAAACCCGGAAAGCATAACTTCCTCCTCAAATGCTCGATCTGAGGACTCGGTGGTGAAGATTTCGGCGTGCTGGTTTTCGTACCGGTTGTACTCCATGCCAAACAAGGCATTGAGACCAGGCTCCAGCTCTTTCGCCAGTTGTGCGCGAGAAATAGCCATTACTGAGCCTCCTTATACGCCGGTTGTCGAAACAGTGCCACCTGCGATAGAGCCATTGGCACTATTGAAGTGGTTGTTCAGACGCACGATTACGGGGATACCAGCTGCGGTAAAGTCCTGATTCTCAGGATCTTCCTGCCAACCCATGATACGCAGATTCAGCGTATTCGTGGTGTTGATAGTGCTAACAGCCAAAGCAGCAGAGGAAATACCAGTAGTGGTAGAGCCAGAAGCACCGCTAGAGAAGTTAGCGTTTGCAAAGACATGACCACGCAGGGTCGCCTCGCTGGTCAATGACGCATCAGATGCGATGGCGTACATCTGCATCGGATCATCATATACGAAAGCCTTGACGGGATGATTAGTGTCCGCGCCAGAGCCAGGCCAGTAGTTGGAGAAGATTTTCTCGCCAGTGGTCGAAGATACATACTCACAACCCCAGAAAACACCAAGCAAACCTACAGTGCCACCTGCCGCCGCGCCCACAATGTCAATAAAACCTGTGGACAGAGGAATGACCGGGGAACCTTGGTAAATAGCATTGCTGTTGCCTGCGGCAATCTCATAGAGTGTGTACCCAGACGCACCGGTTGTATTGGCGTTCTGTCCTACCTTAGAAACAGGACGGAGGCCAAAAGAACCATTAGCATTTGCCATGGGTTTTGCTCCTTATCAAGCTACTCGGAGTCGCGCTTGCGTCCTCCGAAGGTTACACGACTTTGCCTTTCATTACTGATCGGCATCGAAGGATGCTGTTCCTTCATCAAGTCCTGGTCAACAGCCGTCATTTGTTCGCGGGTCCGTCCCCGGTAATATTCGGTTCTTTCCTGCGCTGTCTCTTCAGGTATACGGGCTAGCATTAACCCACCGTTACCAATCACACCGGCATGTTTGCCTTCATCAATA